TCCCTGCTGGTTCGCCGGCGTCTTATGTTAACTCGGTACACCTTCGCGCATGGAAGTCTAAACTCAAATCCCTTTATTACCTCCGCACAGATGCGGGCGTCGAGGCAGACAAGGTTGGAGTCGCAGTTGAAAGAGTGGCTCTACAAGACGCGGAGGAGTGCCTGAGTTGTCAGGGGTAAGCTATGCACCAGTATTACGATAATGAGGAGACTACTTGCTCTATTTGCACGTGCGGGTTCGACCCTAATCTTGAAGGCGGGGTTAAGGGTACTATCGGTGTTTTGCCGATGGCTCTCTGCCCAATGTGCTTTTCAGGGTTAGACATGTTATTTACAGAGCTACACGGCTGTGAGGACGAAGATGACGAACAAAACTGACCGCCGATGGCGGGAGATGATGAGAAGCAGTGCGGGAAAAGGGACGGCCCTAAGACCCCGTGATGAAAAAAAGTACAGAGACAATTGGGACAGGATATTTGACAATGACAAATCGGGAAAAGTTCGAGAAGTTCCACCAGAATAACCCCAAGATTTGGGAGTACTTCTGTAAGTTTTCTAATGAGGCTATAGACAACGGTCACCGGAGAATTTCACACTGGCTGATCATGAATAGAGTCCGCTGGGAAACGTCCATTGTTACGGATGACAAGGACTACAAGATCAGTAATAACCATATAGCGTACTATGCGCGGCTGTGGCAGGAGACCTTTCCTGACAGAGCGCACCTGTTTAACACGAAGAGGATGCAGGATGAGCGTACAAAAGATACACAAGAAAATGCTACGCACGTATCACAAGCTTTTGAAAGCTTCTGTCAAGAGAAAATTTGACAGGGCTGATGATCTTAATTGGAAGCTATTACAGCTCGAAATCAAATTGAAACAGCTTGACGACCTAGATGGTAAGTCGTAACATAGGTAGTGGGATGTAAGTTTTCTCCCCCGCCGGATTGATCCCCGGCATTTTGTGGCCCCGGAAGGGGCCTTTTTTTCCAACAAATAAAACAAGGACTTACGATGTCTTTATTAGAAGAGTCAAAGGTTTATAAACCATTCAAGTATCCGTGGGCTGTCGAGTACGCAGTTTCTCATGAGAAGGTTCACTGGGGAGAATGGGAGGCAAAACTGCAAGAGGATGTGGCACAGTGGCAGGGCGGCAAGCTCTCAGCGCAGGAGAAGCACCACATCACTCAGATACTCAAGTTGTTTACACAGTCTGACGTACAGGTTGGCACGAACTACCTCGAGTACTACATACCGAAATTTAAGAACAATGAGATACGTGCGATGCTCACGTCGTTCGCTAACCGTGAGTTTGTCCACCAGCGTTCTTACGCCCTGCTCAATGACACCCTAGGGTTGCCTGAGACTGAGTTCTCTGCCTTCCTCGAGTACGAGTCTATGAAAAACAAGGTGGATTTCATGGGTGACATCGACATGAACTCCCACGCCGGGACTGCGATGGCGATTGCCCGTAGCGTCATGAACGAGGGTATGAGCCTGTTCAGTGCCTTCGCGATGCTCCTGAACTACCAACGGTACGGGAAGATGCGAGGCATGTGTGAGATTGTAGAGTGGTCTATCCGTGATGAGAGTATGCACTGTGAAGGAATGGTTAAGCTGTTTAGGGAATTCTGTGAAGAACACCCCCGGATTGTTACGGATGAATTTAAGAAAAATATCTATGATATGTTCCGTACTAGCGTTGCACTTGAAGATAAAGTTATTGACAATGCGTTTGAGATGGGCACTGTGGAAGGTGTGTCGGCAGAGGAAATTAAGCAATATATCCGATATCTTGCGGACCGACGGCTCATTATGCTCGGGCTCAAGGGTAACTGGAAGGTTAAGGAGAACCCCCTCGAGTGGCTCGATTGGGTAATCAATGGGGCCAGCCATAAGAACTTCTTTGAGGGGACTGTGACGGACTACAACGCCGATGGGATGGCAGGAGAATGGGGGTGGGCCGCCGCATGAGAGACACTGACGTACAGAAGATGTTGGATAGACTCAAGCTCCAGATGGAGGCATGTGAGTTAAATCCTACCCTCGGTAACGTGAAGGTACTTGAAGACGCCCACAAAATGATCTACAATCTTCGGAACAAGTTACGTTTCCGGAGAGAGTATGATCGAGATCACGCCAACTAAAGAGCAAATCAGAGAAGCCCGCATGTCCGCGGGGGGTTCCATCGGATTACAGGGGTCCATCACGCAAGGTGGTGGTTCCCCTGCCGGTGCCCTCGGGGAGATTGTCATACGGGATTACTTGGATTACGTACACGCTCCTACTCCTCACTACGACTTGTATACAAACGAAGGCACACGCATCGACGTCAAGACCAAGCGTTGTACCTCCGCTCCCAAATCTTTCTACGAGTGTTCCATTGCCGCTCATGGNACGAANCAGGAGTGCGATGAATATATCTTCGTGCGTGTGNTAAATAACTTGCAACGTGCGTGGATTTTAGGTAGGATTGCAAAAGATGAGTACTTTGATAAAGCAGTACGACACAAGAGGGGCGAAGTGGACGAGAGCAATAACTTCACATTCAAAGCAGATTGCTACAACTTACAGATAAGTGAACTATGGCCGATCCAAAAGCACAACTACTCAACTTCACAATTGACCTAAACAGGGATGGTAATGTCGAGTTCAACCTCGACTGCGTAGACACGGTAGGCTTGGAGCGAACGCTCCGTAACCTCGGTGACCCCGTGTATCCTCACAAGATAGGTAACATCGTACGGCACTACTTCCGGGAGTTACAGGATAAGATCAAGGAAGAGAGGGCATAAAAAAACCCCGGTGGTATGCCGGGGTCAAGGTTATTGGAGTTATAACTTTTTTATTGTTTTGTCTTTGGAGCTCCGTGCATAGCACCTTGCTTTACGGCTCTGCTGACAGCTCCTATAACTTGCCGCGAGGCTTCATCACGCTCTTTAGATAAACGCTTTGCGCTCGCGTTCATGTCGTCACGAATTGCCGCAAGTTCTTCACTTTTTTTCTGTAGTGCCCGAGTTGCCGCTTTTCTTACCTCATTACGGTGGGCATTTCGTGCCGCAGTCTCTGCTGATTTTGCGGCCTTCCTAGACGTTACCCCTTTAGCGTACTTCTTTGCCGCACTGGTAACTGCACGTACGGCCGCTCCTATAAGTGGTCCTGCCATCCTACTTCGCCTTCTTCTTGGTTTTCCCGCCGTACATCATCCCGGCTGGCTCTTGGTCACCCGAAGGCATTGCCGCCTTGTCTCCCTTCTCACGTAGGACACTCCGCGCCATCATCGCATCTGCGTCGTCCCCGTTTGCAATCTCGCGTAACTCAGCGATGGACATACGTCCGAGCTCTTCCATGCGTTGCCTTTGCATGGCCGCCTTGTCTTTTGCTGTAGCGCGTCCTGTAGCTACACGAGACTGGGTATCTGCATTCGCCGCGGCGTTAGCCTTAGCACGAGTGTCGCCGCCATTCATCATCTTCTTACGCTTTGTAGGGCCAGTGGACATTCCGCCGTACATCATCGGCTTGCGGGGTGAGTTTGTATACTGCTTCATAGGATTTCCTTAATTGTTGGGGTTTCTGCCAAGAGCCCGCATCTGCTGTTGAATAGGGTCTAGAGGTTCTGGTTGAGGGGGAGGGGTAGGTTCTACTGAGGGAAGCGTTGTTTCTCCAGTGGGGGTTGTACCAAAGGGTGTCCCCGGAGTACGCGCAGTCGGTACCGGGCGGTCCGGTAAGTCTCCGACCCGTGTTACTGGGCCGTAGTCATAGTATACAGAACCAGCAAATCGAGTAGCCGCGTCTTCGTTAGCCGCTTCTTGGCGGACAATCTCAAAGGATAGTGCCCGTATCCAGTCAGGCTCAACCCGGTACTTCGGAATCTTACCTGTCTCGATAATGTCGAGGATTTCCTTAGCGATTTTAGGGTCTGTCAGCATTGTCTGTAACAGCTTACCGCCTGCTTGACGCCCTGCTCGTATGAGCATTTCTGTGGCTACCCACTGCGTGGATACAACTTGGCGATTGATGTTGTAGATACGTGACAGAATGGAGTCCAGCGACAGGCCGGGAAGTCTCCCGTCCACGCCCGGTACACGCTCTTGTTGGATACGCATAACCGTACGGCCTACTAAGTCCCACGTTTGGTAGGCGTCGTCCCCAATGATTGCGCGGATGCGTCCCGCTTTTTCTGGATCACCTCCCGCTACCGCCCCGATGGATTCGAGGATGCTTCTTCCGTCGAGTCCCGTGACAGGCATCCGTACTATTTCGCCGTCCTTTATCGTCTCCCCCATTCGAGATGCAACGGAGCTCGAGACCGTCTGGATGTGGCGGTTAACTAAGCGGGCGACAGCTTCATCGACGTACTGAATAGCGTCGTCTC